TATACGAAAGACCATCACCTCCAGCAGCTTCTCCACCTGGCTCTGCTGCCCCACCACCAGCAGATGATTGAGCATTATTTGCACCCCCAGCAGATTGTGCTGGGCCACCATCAGTTCCATAAGTACCAGTTAAATTTACAGTACCACGAACTGGTGTTGGAACTAATCCTTCTTCTGGAATACCGCCTGGGTGTCCTTGAGGTTCTGATACACCAAAAGGTGCAACTGGATGATTATCATTTTGTGTTGATTCTCCACCAGCATTTGTGGGATATTGAGCTGCACCACCCCCAGAACCTCCATGATTCCATCTTGAGTTTGTTTGCCACCATGTTTCAGTTGGTGAGGCTGCACCATAAGGATTTGAATACCCATCACCTCTACCACCACCTTCAGCAGTGATTGTTCCTTGTGGCCCTATTGGCCCAAAAGTTGAATCTTCACCAGCCATTTGAGCACCAGTATGTGGTTCAGTTCCGCTGTAATTTTCACCATCAGCTCCAGTCCAGTTCATTGTCGGATTATTCATAGGATTTAAACCTCCACCAGAACCAACATATAATGGGATTGATGCACCAGATGTAACTGGCAAATTTGTTAAGTATGTCAAACCACCAGCACCACCGCCACCACTTTGAGTGTAGTTATTAGTGCCTGCACCAGCACCTCCTCCACCAATGACTAATACATTAACACCAGTTGTAGTTGCAGGCACCGAATAGGTTGCAGGCCCTACTGTTGTAAAAGAGGTTCTTTGTGCTTGTGGTGTTGGAACTGGATTAGGGCCAGATTGATTAGAGTAAAAATCAGAAGTTGAATCGTAAGTTGCATTTGTATTTTCACTAGTATCAATACCAGATTCATCATTAAACTCGTCAACAACACCATCTACTAAATTAAAAACAGTTAGTCCATCATTGACTGCCATTTTAAATCCTAACACACCAACATTAAACGCATTACTACTTACTACACTTATATCAACGGCACCAAAAGTTCCATCACCTTTTAAGAAATCTGACGAACTTCCAGGCAAATTAAATTTATTTAATGCGATTGCAGCTGATGGTGATATATCACTATTAGTGATTGATGAGTTTGTTATTTTAGTAGATGAAATTGAGTTGGGTTTAATCTGTGCAGAACTAACTTTACCAGAGTCTTCAATCATCTCGTTGTTTACTTTAGTATCAGACATTTTACCTACTTGTTATTTTTTAACATTTTTTGTAGTTCTGTTGTAGAACCAACAAACAATGCGTTAGTTACATTTTTCGGCCCTTTGTCTGGTAATTCTTTCAACTTTTGCATCTTTAAATGTAAATCACCGAGTTTTTCTGTGACCTCTGCAACATTTTTAATGAGTTGTCCAGCAACTTCATATGTTCTTGGATGTTCACTTTCTCTCGCAAGGTCTAATATACCTTCTATTGCATCTTGTCCTTTTTCAACTAATGAATAAAAATTTTGTCTTTGGTATTCAAAATCATTACCTTCATTATTTGTTTTGATAACAGTTTTTGGTTTATCTTCTACCTTCATTATTTGTTCACCTATCAATGTTTCATCTAATATATTATTTACTTTAGACATTATACTGCTACTTCTGTCCAAATACAAGTAGAAGGACAACCTGCTTGGTCAGCATTATTACTTCTATTAATATATAATGTACCACTGTTTACTTTACCTTGACATTTAACTGATATTGCTGAACCATCTGTATTTGTTACACTCGTCATTATTGTGGAGGGTATAACTCCTATGTTATTATTTGCATGAATATTATACTGAATATGTGATGCAATAGGTGTGCTGTCTCCAGTTGATAAAAACTCTACACCATTTATAACCCATTTATAATATTGATATGATGTACTATTAGTACCTTCAAAAAGTGCAGTTGCTTGTATAATAACAATGCTATTTGAAGATGATGGTGTAAAACTTCCAAAGTCTAAATCATCTGCAAAAGAAGTTGCACTTGACCTTGTAGAGTTTTCTGAAATCTGAGTAACTTTAGTGCTTAATACTTTGCCTGAAACTTCAGCATTTGCACCATCAAGTAATACTCTATCATTAACATCAGCTGCAGTATCAAAAACTATATTATCGCCTGCATTAGCACTTGCACCATCTGTTCCATTTAATATAATTGCATCATTTTGTAAACTCAATAATGTAGAACTATCAAATATATTTTTATTAAAAGAATTAGCTGATAGTTTATCTTGAGTTATTGTTCCAGCAGCAATATCTGCAGCTGAAAGTGATAAATCTGTAATAGCTCTACTTGGTAATGTTCTTATTGGCACTTTATTCTCCTACTCTTATTTATTCATCACTACCAGTTTCTGGATTATAGTCTTTTGCATCTTGGAAGAAAGATGTTGTTTCATTGAATCCAAAGTTGTCGTCAAACTCAGCAGATACTGGTTCTGGTGTGACACTATATCTTTGTTCTCTCTTAGGTGATTTGTCTGGTAAATCTGTAAACTGGTCAACTTGAACTGATTTGATAACAGACTGTGAAGTAACAGGCCCATACAAATAAAATTTTGCAGTAAAAGATAATGTATAGATGATTGCTCGTCTTGTTGTGAAATCACCTTCATAATTATCTTCGTAATCTATACCAGTTAATACAATAGGAACATCTCTTTTTTGTTTCATATCTAAATTATCATTAACTGTAATTGTATATTCTGGTTGAAAGAAAGGTAATATTTGTTCTATGATTTGTAACGCATCATCACCACTTTTTGCCATAACAAATAATTGTAAATCAACATTATAAGGTACAGGCATATATTGTGTTTCTAATTTACCAGAACCTTTTGCACTTGTCTTTCTAATCTTTGTAACACGATTTAATTTTCTAGTTGTATCATAAGAAAGTGTTTGTATCTCAAATGCAATTCTAGGTAAAGTAATCGCAGTTGTTTTACTAATACTTGCATCTTCTCTAATTCGTGTGAGAAACTTTTGTTTAGGCCCATATGCAAGTGGAACTTTCATAGATTGTGTAATATTACCAGAACTATTTTTTCTGACAATCTGTATATTATTAAAAATAGTACCGAATGATACTATGATTTTTCTAATCGTTTCGTGATAAAATTGTTGTCCTAACATTATGATTCCTTCCCAGCGTCACCAAATGGATTTGATTCACTAAAGTCTAATATTGTATTATCTAAGTTTTCAAAATCTTCAATCTGAGATTTTTCATCAATGGTATCTACATTATATTCTTCATTAATTAGATAATGATTTTCTTCTTTTATTTCAGTTATTGTTGCAGTAAACCCATTGTTTCTACTAGTAATAACTTCATCTTTTGCAAAAGTTCCAGTTATATATTCAAAATGTAATGTGTTACTATTTATCAACCTAATATAAGCTTGTCCACCGTTTGCACCAGTGATAACTTCATCTTCTTCAAATGCACCAGTTTCATTTTTGACTGTAATGTAGAAAGTATCAGCAGTTTCAAGTAGTATAGAACTTGCACCAAACTGTGTTTCAGATATTAAATTATCACCAGCATCAGAACCACCACCGTCTGTTCTATCTAATAATAATAAATCATTGTCCTCTAATGCAATTTCTTCTGTATATGTTCCAGTTTGTTCTAATGTAAACTGGTAAGAAAGTGCATCTAAACTACTATCGGTTTCTATCTGGTCAATCGCACTTACACCAGTATCAATACCCTCACTACCATATTCAAATAATCTACATTTTAATTTATAGACTGGATTGTTATCTAATTGAAAGAAAGGTTCATCGTGGTCAACAAAACTAATTTCAAACATTTTATTAATGATAGGATGAAAAACTAAATCACCCTCTAAAGGTCTATCTGCATCAGTTGATTCATCTTCATTCACAAGATATGCACTTTCACTTGTAGTTGTTCCGTCCTCTAATAATACTGCACCAAAAGTTTCAGTAGTACCAGATTCTAAAACAACTTGTTTTGTTATGTCTTGAAATCTTTCTTTACTTACGACAAAGGTAACTTCATCTTTGATATCTAATCCAAACTTTG